CCTCCACCATCTTCGTTGGCGTAGTTAAAAGACTGCATCTCTTCTTGTTTCTTCATAGGCATAGTATACAGTAAGCAGCTCACATTTAAAAGCTTTTTCTTTATATTTTTTAGCCCCCCCGATTAAAATAAAAACAACTTTATGCTTGACAGCGCAAAGTCGCGGGGGGAGTCAATTTTCAATTTCTCAATGGCCCCCACCCATTAATTAGGAGCGTGGATGGTGTAGGATAAAGTAAAAATAAAAAAACCAAAAAAAAAGTGTAACATAAGATATGACATATCGGAATATGGCGGTGGTAGTGGATGAGGCTAGTCCTATGATGGGGACGAGAGTATCTGTGGATTTTAGTACACAAAATGAAGAGAAAAAGCAATTAGCCGCGAATATAAACGCTGACGACCAATTGAGGTTTATAGGGGATGTGGAATGTAAGATCTCCATTGATTTCTTGTTGAGAAGTGATGGGGATAATTATTCGGGGTGTGACTTCTTGTTTGATAATTATCATAATACAGGCGCGAATGAAATGCTTTTGGATATTGGCGGCAATAAATACAGCGGTTGTTTTATTGATAGCTATAATTTGACAGTGAAACCCTTTGAACCCGTGGTGGGCAGCGTAAGTTTTACAAGTTTTAGTCCAAGCGCGGGTGGTATTACAGGTTTAGTGTCTAGCAATGTTGATAATGCGTTAAATACTTCAGATATCATCTATGGTCATGATTGTACGTTGGTTAATGCGGGTAATGTGGTATCTAGTAATTTAGTAAATAATTTAACATATAATAAAACTTTCAGCAGGACGCCTGTTTATACATTAGGGTCTCAATATGCGTCGAGTCATTTAGTGGATGGGGTGGAAGTTAGTATGGACGTGGAATCTACAGGATTGAATTCTCTTATTGATTTTAGTGGAAATAAGCTAACGAGTAATTTCGGGGTGATGTTAGATGATGTAAGTAATGCGGGTTTGAATTATAATAGTGTTGATTTTGATTTATTGGTAAATGCTGGAGCGCATGTGGTCAGCGAGTCGTATTCTGTACAGGGAGGAGACACTTTATCGACTAGAGCAACAATTAGAGAGATAATTCTCTAAAATAAGTGTATATATAAATACATATGGCCCGAAAACAAGCGGTGAAAGAGAAGGCTCCATTTGACTTAATGGCGGATTTTGAGAGATCAATTAAGTTTAATAAGAGGAGATTTAGATTCAGCCCCAAACAAAAGCGGTTTCTAGAGTTAGTATTGAGTGAAGATTCGAAAATAATCTTCGTGTCTGGTCCTGCGGGAAGCTCAAAGACTTACATGTCCTTATATGGCATGTTGAAACTCATGGAAGAGGACTTCAGTAAGGATATTTTATATGTCCGAAGTATCGCTGAGAGTGCGGATAGGGGATTGGGTAGTCTACCCGGAGATATTACAGAGAAGTTCGACCCATTTCTTGGTCCTCTCTATGATAAAATGGAAGAAATAGTCGCTCCCGGCGATGCGACCTTCTTAAAACAAAAAGGAAAGATATCTGCAGTCCCAATAAACTTCCTTCGGGGCGCTAGTTGGCAGAATAAGTTGGTTTTCGCTGATGAAGCGCAGAACTTTACTTTGAAAGAGTTAACTACTTTGATCACTCGCATAGGAGAAGACAGTAAAATCATCATAGGCGGTGACTTTTTCCAAAGTGATATCAACGGAAAGAGCGGTTTCAACCCAATGTTCAACAAATTCGATGATGATGAGTCGGAAGACATGGGGATTCATACATTTAGCTTCAATGAAAGCGATATTGTGCGTAGTAAAATACTAAAATTCATTATTAAAAAGCTAGAAAGCTAAAAATAGTGTAATAAATATACATTACTAATATAATAAATGAGATGAGTCACATGTTTTGTTCTGATTGTGGGGTTAAGATTGAATATAATTTTGCAAAACCTAATTTTTGTTCCAAATGCGGAGCAAATTTTGGTTCTGTAGGTCAATCTAACGCAAGAGTTGCTGAGCCAGCTCGAAAAAAGGCATCTGCAGTTTCTGATGATGAGACTGATGCTGAATTTGTCCCTGATATTCGGGGTCTAGATGTTGAAATTTATAATAATAAATCTTTTACTATTGGTTCTCTAGCAGGACAAAACACACCGCCAGACTTTAAGGGGAAGGGTTCATATGGCTTAGATGAATTTACTTCCAATCCTTAATGGACGAAAAGAAAAAATATGAAGACTTCCAAGATCTAATAGACCTAGCTGTAAAAAAGCAAAAATCTAGATGGCGCTTAGATGCAATTAAGTGGTTTGATTTTGAAGACGTAGAGCAGGTTGTAAAATCTCATATTGCCCAGAAGTGGCACATGTGGGATCAGACGAGACCTCTTGAGCCTTGGTTGAGTCGAGTTATTACCAATAGGATGTGGAATCTTATAAGGAATCATTATGGTTCCTATATAAAGCCTTGTTCTACATGCATACACGCTAGAGATGAGTTGTGCGCCAAAACAAAGAGTGGTAATCAAGATGTTAGCTGTAAAGATTTTGCTAAATGGTCAAAAAAGAAAAAATATGGCTTAGAGCTTAAAACAGCCGGGAGTTTGGATGAAACTGACTCAATCGGCAATGTTAGGTGTAATTCTCATTTTGATTATGATGGCCACATTGACAAGTTGAATCAGGAAATGCGAAACAGACTTAGCGAAAAACATTTTACTGCATATCATATGTTATACTTTGAGGAATGTTCTGAGGAGGATATTGCTATTTTCATGGGATACAAGATCACAGACGCGACCCGCAAGACGGGATACCGTCAGGTTAAGAATCTAAAGAATAAATTTCAAGAAATGGCGATATCGATATTGAAACAAGAAGACCCGAAAAAATGAAATTAACAAAAGAACAGCAGAAATTTTTGGAGGAAAACGCGAAAGATATGTTGGACCTTAATGATTTGACACAAAAATGCTTCAAAGATGATAAATTAGATGGCCGCAACAAAGAGGGGAGAGCTGTGAGAAAGTTTTTGATTGAGAATGATATTGATTATAAAACAACAGCCAGAGCGCCAACAGACAAGATAGACTTAACAGATCAACAAAAAGAATTCATATTGGATCAAGCGCAAGAAGGTTTGTCCTCCCTTGAGATAGCGAAGCTTATATTCCCCCAAAAACAAATAAAACCTTTAAGTAATGAGCAGAGAACAGTGCTTTCTTATATTCATGAGATAAACCCTGATTTTGTTCCATCGCAAGAGTCTGGCGCGGTCAATGATTATTCATCACCGAAAAGCGCTAGTAGGATCGTAAAGAAAATAAATGATGCTACAGGTATAGGTCTAGAAGAAAGTAAATTAAATAGGCAAAAACAAATTTGTATAGAGAAACTTCGCATCAACTTGTCCAATAGCAGATTTTTAAAAATCATCAATAATTATTTAAACAAGCAAGACAGGGAGTTGTTCGAACAGGAGTTCATCCGATTAAGTTGGGATAAGCCCGATTTGACCGCTGACGAACTCAATCTATACTTAAACGTATGTAAAGAAGTTATTAACTTAGAGGTTGTTTCAGCGCATCTCAATAAACTTAATGATATGTTCGATGTCGCAGACGATCAAACTGAAATGACTGTCCGGCTAGCTGAGATTATCAAAGCTAAATCACAAGAATATCATCAATGTGAGACCCGCATTGAGAATTTGACGAAAAAACTTCAGGGTGACCGTGCGGAACGCATGAAGAAGAACCAAAAAGACAACGCTTCGTTTTTAGCTATCGTTCATATGTTCCAAGAAGAGGAGGAACGAAAGAACATGGTTCGTATGGCAGAGATGCAGAAAAAATTAATTAAAGAAGAAGCCGAGCGGATGGAGGGTATGGCAGAGTGGAAGGCTAGAATCTTAGGTATAAGCAAAGACGATGCAATTTGAATGTCAAGAGTGCGGAAAGACCTTTGAATCGCAGAGAGGGCTTCATATGCACATTAAAGCGCATAATATGCTCCTTGGTGAGTATTACGTCAAACATTACCCACGTTTTGACAAACTTACAGAGAAGCCTATAGAATTTAAAAATGCGAAACAGTATTTTTCTATGGACTTCAATAGTCCTGAAAATATGAGGCGTTGGTGTCTTCAAGCCCCAGAAGATGAAACAAAAAAATATGTATTGGAGAAATTTCAAAAACGACTAGAGAAAAAGAACCTAAGACACGGTCCATCTAGTTTATACCTCAAGACTGGGGATTGGCCAACGTTAGACATAATCAAGAAACTTTTCGGCAGTTACACGGCATTGTGTGATACGTTAGGGGTTGAGCCAGCATATAATAAAAATTTGTGTAAGGAGTTTTTTGAAAATTGTAATAATGCGGAAATATGGATCGATACTAGGGAGAATAAACCTTTGTCTTTCGAAAACTCTCTTATTCATAAATTAGACTTTGGTGATTATACTCTGCCCCCACAAAACTATACATATACTCACGTTGAACGTAAATCCTTTAGTGACTTTGCAGCTACAGTGACAAATGGTTATGATAGGTTTCTGAGAGAGATAGAACGGTGTAAGAGTTTGGGGTGTTATTTATTTATTGTTGTTGAGGCTGATTATAGAGATCTTTTTAAAATAAATCAGTCAGTTTATAAAAAATTTAATATGAAGTATGTTTTCAGTCGCCTTCGGGCTATTGAGGAACAATTTAGTGACTGCTGTCAATTTGTGTTCAGTGGTTCTAGGAAAGATAGTGAGGAATTAATACCCAAGATCCTCCACTGTGGTAAAAAACTTTGGAAAGTTGATTTACAATATTTTTGGGAAAAAGAATTAGAAAAAAATGGCTTGGATAGACGGGAATCAGGAACTCTACAAGAAATTCAAGAAAGTAAACCAAGAGGTTCTTTCAAAAGAAGGTTATATCGAAGAAGGAGAGGCTAAACTCCTTCTATATAAATTTCTTAGGGATAACCCTTCATTCACTTGTGAGTTATTCACAGGTGTGAAGTTATTTCCCTTTCAGCATATGGCCATCAAATCTATGATGGAAACAGACTACTTTTTAGGAATCTGGAGTCGAGGCATGAGTAAATCATTCTCAACTGCTGTATTTGCTATCTTAGATGCTATTATGAACCAAGGAGTTCAGATAGGTATCATATCCAAGTCTTTTCGTCAGGCTAAGATGATTTTCAAAAAGATTGAGGATATTGCTAAAAGCCCTAAAGCAGAGTTTCTATCTCAATGCATAACTAGGACATCTAAAATGAATGATGAATGGGTTATGGAAATAGGCACTAGTAGTATCAGAGCGTTGCCTTTGGGTGATGGAGAAAAGCTGCGAGGCTTCCGATTCCAGAGAATGATCATAGATGAGCTTCTCCTGATGCCTGAGAAGATTTTCAACGAGGTTATCATGCCATTCCTATCTGTTGTTGAGAATCCAACTGAGCGCCAAGAAACGTATGATATAGAGACGAAGATGATCGAAGAGGGGGAGATGGAGGAAAGCGAAAGGACTCGTTGGCCAAATAACAAAATTATTGGTTTATCTTCTGCATCCTACAAATTTGAATACCTTTATAAGCTTTATCAACAATATGAGAGCTTAATCATTAATGAGAACAAGCAAGACGGCGCTCATCGTGTGATTATGCATTTTAGTTATGATTGCGCCCCTGACCAGCTATATGATCAAAATTTGATTAATCAATCTAAATCAACAATGAGTCAATCTCAGTTTGATCGAGAGTTTGGAGCTGTGTTTACAGATGATAGTTCTGGTTACTTCAAAGTTAGTAAAATGGCTTCTTGTACTATTCCTGATGGAGAAGGTCAATGTGTTGAGGTCATTGGAGACCCCTCCTCGAAATACATATTGGCATTTGACCCTTCTTGGTCTGAGAGCGAAAGCTCAGATGATTTTGCTATACTTGTAATAAAAGTCCACCCAGACACTAGAAAGGGTACTGTAGTGCATAGCTATGCTGTTTCTGGCTCTAGCTTACAAACACACATAAGATATATGGCATATCTGTTAACTAACTTCAATATTGAGATGGTTGTAGGTGACTACAATGGAGGTGTCCAGTTTTTGAGCGCGTGTAAGGAAAGCGGCATATTTAAAAAAGAAAAATTAAAAATAGATACTGTAGAAGCTGAATTAGATAACCCGAAAGATTATCAGAAAGGGATTAGGCAGTTAAAGAACTCAATAGATAAATCTTCTAGAAAATATGTGTTCTTAAGGAAGCCTAGTTCTACATGGATTCGTTTCGCTAATGAGAGCTTGCAATCTGCATTTGATCATAAACGGATATTCTTCGCTGGTTCAGCTATGGATGAGAACTACAACTTACAGAGAAAAGCTAATATCCCCATTGAGAATTTAAAGTTCTTGAGAAATCAAGATGCGGAAGAAAAGAATAAGGGAGCTAAGATGATCGATTTTGTAGAGCATCAGAGAGATATGATGGATCTTATGAAAGTACAATGTGCTTTAGTGCAGGTTACCACATCTCCACAAGGGACACAGAGTTTTGATCTCCCGCCCAACTTAAGGAAGCAGCGGGGAGCCGATAAAGCCCGGAAAGATTCATATTCTGCCTTGGTTCTAGGTAACTGGGCCATGAATGTTTACTTCGATATGTTAGAGGATAATGGGTCTTCAGTTACAGAAACTTTCACCCCAATGTTTATTTCTTAACTTTTAAAAGTTAGAAAGTTACTTTTGGTGTAATATAATTATACAATGGCTAGGAAGTATACAAAAAAATCTGATTACTGGAAAAAATTCCAAAGCAACGATAGTTTGCAGCAATTATCTCAAGCCCGAAATACTGAAGAGTCTTACACTCCAGAGCTATTAGGTGAATCTTTTTACACCTCTGACGCTTCCTATAAAAAAGTGTCTAAAGCTAGGACTAACAGGGCGGGGACTACTAATTCCGCTAGAGTTAACTCTTCAGCTATGAGGACAACTATAGATAGGTTTTCTAGTATCCGTAAAGGGTTGCTACCTTATGAGTATGCCGGAGATGGAGTGAATGTCCGGGAAGGTATTGAACTTTGTCAAAAAGCTTATGCTAATGTCGCGGTGTTCAGAAATGCGATAGATGTTATGTCTGAGTTCGCGAACACAGAGATTTACCTAGAGGGTGGCTCTAAAAAAAGCAGGGAGTTCTTCCAGCAGTTTTTCAAGCGGATAAACTTACAAAATTTAAAAGATCAGTATTTTCGAGAGTACTACCGGAGCGGTAACATCTTTCTCTATAGGTTCGACGGAGAGTTCGAAGCTGAAGATTACGCCCGGTTAATGAATCAGGTTGGAGCTATCAACCCGACAGCAAACAAAATACCAGTAAAGTATGTTGTCCTTAACCCTTTCGATATCGTATCTAAAAGGGCTACAACATTCAATGTCGGGGCATATGAAAAGGTGCTTTCTGAATATGAGTTATCTAGGCTGCAAAACCCCTCTACAGAGGAAGATCAATTGGTTTATGATGCTTTAGATCCTGAAATGAAGAAGCTTGTGAAAGATGGCTCTTATTATACGGATGGTATTAAAGTTGAGTTAGATCCTAAGCGTCTGAGCTTTTCATTCTACAAGAAACAAGATTATGAGCCATTTGCTATACCATTTGGTTATCCAGTCCTAGAAGACATCAACGCTAAGCTTGAGCTTAAGAAGATGGACCAAGCAATTACTCGCACCGTGGAGAATGTTATACTTCTTATCACTATGGGTGCTGAACCTGATAAAGGAGGCGTTAATGCTAATAACATCAATGCTATGCAACATTTATTTAAAAATGAGAGTGTTGGCCGAGTCTTAGTTTCTGACCATACGACAAAAGCTGATTTTGTTATCCCAGACCTTAATAAAGTTCTAGGGCCAGCTAAATATCAAATACTCAATGAGGATATCAAGCAAGGTCTTCAGAATATTGTTGTTGGGGATGAAAAATATAATTCTACTCAAGTCAAAGCTCAAATATTCATCGACCGACTCAAAGAGGCTAGGAGTTGTTTCTTAAATGATTTCCTACAAAGAGAAATAAAAAGAATTGCTAATAGTTTAGGTTTCAAATCATATCCGACCGCAACCATGAAGGATATTGATATGAGAGATGAAACGCAGCTTATGCGTGTATCTACTCGCCTTATGGAGCTTGGAATTCTTACGCCTCAACAGGGTATGCAGATGTTCCACAATGGTCAGTTCCCAAATGCCGAAGATATAGCTCCTGCACAAAGCAGGTTTATCGAACAGCGTAAAGAAGGCTTCTATAACCCTATCGTTGGAGGTGTTCCAATGATAGAAGACGAAATCTCTGAAAAGTCTCAAACCCCTGAAGCTGCAGGTAGACCTCATGGCACTACAACAGTAGAGAAAGATAAGGTGTCTAATGCTGAATATTCCAGAAGCGATATCCAGAATACTATTTACTCTATAGAAGCTTTTAATTCTTTAGCCACAGACAGCGCTAAAGAAAAATTTGGAGAAACTTTGAATGAGCAACAAGAAGAGATGGTCGCGAAACTTTGCGAGTCGATTATATGCTCTACAGACAAGCAAAATTGGAATCAAACCTTAGAAGCTTGTATAGAAAATTTCGAACTTATCGAAGAATTAAATGTAATGAATGAAGTTTTAAGTGTAGCTAATAAGCATAACCTAGAAGTTTATCCATCAGCAATATTATACCACAGTCATGAAAATTGATCCAGAACAAATTGAAGTACCCCTAGAAAAAACTGTTAGTTTTAAAAATGGGGAAGCTGAAGTCTCAATCGCTAGTAAGTATAAAGGCTCAGAAGCAGGTTTATACAAATCTTATATGAGCGTCTGTGCATCAGACGATAAAGCCCTAACCGATACCGCAGGTATGGATTCAAACGCTACTTACGCTGCTTGCGCCGTTAAATATGACAATATGCGAGCTATGATGACGGAAGAAGGCAAAGGAGAGTTAACTGATAAACAGAAAAAACTCCCACCCGCCATTCAGAAAGCTATTTTAGAAAAAATGAAAAAAGATGGCAAACTCAGTAAAGAAGAGTCTGAAGCGGCTATTAAAAAGCTCTTATCAAAAGATGATGCAAAAGAGTCTGATCCAAAGGGTGAAAAAATTGATGTCAAGAAAGGATAAAATGCCTTATAAGTATACAACCTCTTTTGAATCTGAAATCTTCGCTCATCAAATTAATGATGAGTTTATCTCTGAGGCTTCGTTAAGCGAACTCTCTTCTCTTGTCCCAAAAGACATAGACTTTGAAAAGAATGTTGATTTACTAGGCGTTTCTTTTAACGCTGCGGTTGTTAATGTTTTTAATAGGAATGGTGACGGTATTGATTCCAGCACAGCCTTAAAGTATAACGATCAATTTATTCATAAGCCTACCAACATAGAGCATAATAAAGATAAGATTGTCGGGCATATTGTGACTGCTGGGTTTAGCGAGTATGGATCTAATAAAATATTATCTAATGATAAAATAGAAAATAAAAAAGATCCTTTTAATATAGCTTTAGGAGCTGTTGTTTATCGTTCGGCTAACAAATCTTTTGCGGAACTTATAGAAAAATCTACTGATCCTGAAGATAAATCATACTACAAAAAAATATCTGCGAGCTGGGAAGTTGGATTCTCCAGTTATGTGTTAGCTGTCGGAAGTGAAAAGCTGAGTGAAGCTACCATAGTTGAAGATCCAAGAGAAATTAAAAAATTGAATGGATGCCTAAAAGCATATGGAGGGTCTGGGAAGACTGAAAAAGGTGAACATGTATACCGATTAATCACCGGAAAGATATATCCTTTGGGTATTGGTTTCACTTCTAATCCCGCTGCTGATGTAAAAGGTATATATAAAGATCAAGAGGAAAACGCCGAATCTATCAAAGATGATAGCGAAGATAAAATTTCACAAAAAATTAAAAAAACTGTAACAAAAGAAAAGAATATAGCTATGGAAAACATTGTTAATGAACTAAAGGAGCTTCTCGTCGAGAAAAAAATCGGTGAAGAGGCTGTAGCTTCTATGACTCAGTCTTTTTCTGAAGCGATTCGTCAAAAGAACGAAGAGTTTTTGAAAGAAAAAGAAGCTCTTCTGAGCGAGCAAGAAGCAGCCAAGAAAGAATACGAAGATCTTAAAGCTTCTGTCGCTGAGCTTGAAAGCAAACTGGCAGAATCTAATGATCGAATCAACGTTTTTGAAAACGAGAAAAAAGCTGAAGAAGCTGTAGCTCGTTTCAATACTCGCATGGACGAACTTGACTCTAAGTTTGAACTCGCTGATGAAGATCGTGAATTTCTTGCGAAAGAGGTCAAGTCTATCGAAGAGACCGAGGAAGCGTTCGCTTCTTTCTCTGACAAGCTTGAAGTCCTCTGGAAGCATAAGAGTAAGGAAAATAAAGAAGCTTTTGAAGCTGAAATCCAAGCTCGTATTGATGAAGAGGTTGCCAAGAGGGTCGCTAAAGCTTCGGAAGAAGTTGATGTTGAAGAAGCTCTTGACAATGCTAAGCAGGTCGATGCCGACCTTTCTAACAATAATGAGGCTATCGCTTCGAAAGAAGAAAACCTCGTTGATAAATTTAAAAAAGCGTTCTCTCGTGAGAACATCGAAATATCTTAACTTAAACAAAATATAATACTATGGGACTCAAAATTCTTCCTTTTAGACAATATGACGACCAAGATGTCGTCAATCTCTATCGTGTTGCCGATGGAATGGTACTCGATAACACAACCGTTGCGGGTTCTGGCGATGCTGGAACTTTCGTGAAGGTTTCTGCTGGTGACTTCTCTGCTGATCCTGTCGCTTATGCTACAGACAGCTATTTAGGTAAAACTGATTACCCTCATGTTGGGCGTAATCAATACCCTAAAGTAAGTCTGCAGGTTGAACCTGCTGCTTCTGGAGATATTCCTCTTGGAATCACCCTTCTCCAAACCGCTAAAAATGACGAAAACGGAGAGAAACTTCTCTACAATCCTCAAAAAGCTGCTGAGCTTCAGTCTGCTCTCCCCGGAGAAGCTGTCCCTGTCGCTACTAAAGGCATCTTTACTTTAGCTAGTGCTGCTTTCCAAGGTGATCTTGGTGGCGATATCGCTATTGGTAGCGGTATCAAATCTGCTGCTGGTGGAACTGTTACTGGATGCCTTCCAACTGATGTAGCATGTTTCGGAACGATTATTGGAACAGGAAGCCGCGCCACTCAAAACGGTGTCGCTGATCAGTTCGGTGGTGAGTATCTTGTCTTCAAATTCAACTAATATAGAAAGAATCACATAAATGAAAATCACTTTAAAAAGAACTCCAGAACAAATCGAGCTTGTGAAAGCTATGGCTTCTCGTAATCGCACTGTCGCTTACGAAGCTCAAGTAGCTCTCGCTGAGTTTATTGGACCTGTGCTTGCAGAGGTTATCAATAACGCTCCTACTATTTCGAATCTCTTCACTACTCTTCAGTTTAACGCTGACGACAATCCTTCGATCCCTCTTGATCTCTATTATGACATCAATGACGAAGATTACGTGAAGGTTTACAGTCAGTCTCACGCTGGTGGACTTCCAACTAACCAAGTGCTTCCTACTGCATCAGAGATGAAGGTTGCCACTTACAGCTTGGATACCGCAGTCAGCTTTGATCGTCGTTACGCCGCTAAGTCCCGCATGGATGTTGTCTCTAAGACCTTCTCCCGTGCAGCTCAAGAAATTCTTGCTAAGCAGGAAACTACTTCCGCTACATTGGTAATGGGATCTCTTGCTGATGCTTCTACCGCTGGAACTGGACACGTTCGTGCTAACAGCAGCACTAACAGCTTCGTTCTCGACGACATCAACAAAATGATGACTCTTGCTAAGCGTATCAACACTTCTTTCCTTGGCGGTACTCCTGCCTCTGGACAAGGTCGTGGCATTACTGATCTCATTGTTTCTCCTGAAACTGTTGAGAAGCTTCGCGCA